AATGGGAAGCTATGCATTTAATAGAGAAATACAAAATGATATTACAAATGATGAAGACTCCTATATAAAAGCAAAGGATTTGAGATATTATGATGATCTACCTACGGATGAAACTATTGTAGATATTATACTTACAATCGATCCATCAATAGGAAAGAAAGCAGACAAAACAAATTCAGACCCTACTGGGATGGCTATTGTATATAAAACAGTTCTAAAAGATAGTACAGAAAGCTATAGATGGTATATAAAAGATGTTATTAATGAAAGATTAAGCTTTCAAGAACGTATCAATACAGCAAAAAGTTTACATCATCAGTATAATTTTAGATCTGTGATTGTTGAAGCTATATCAGGCTTCGCAGACTTTTCATCAGAACTAAAACGACTAACTAATTTACCAATTAAAGAGATAAAATCAGTGCCTGATAAAATAACAAATCTAGGAAATAATCAGGCAAAGTTTGAAAATCATAAAGTATTTATATATAATAATATAGATATAAGAAAAAAACAATTGTTGATTGAGCAATTAGTTACTAATTATCCTACTCATGATGATATGAGAGATGCTGTATTATTAGCCTTAAATCATCAACGGAATCAAATACATATTATGAGATTACAATAATAGAGGATTGTAAATGAAAGATCAAAATTATAATGGATTTCAAGGATTTTTTGAAGACTCAATTATTTATAGGGAATACCTCATAAAGTCTATACATCAAAAATTAAAAGTGAGGTTAGAACAAATCAATCGCGCTTTTTCTATGATGAGATGTGAAACCCCTTGTTTAATGAATAGTGCCTATATAGATTCTGAATATTTTAAAGATAATAATTATATTTTTTCTATCCATGATCAGCCTTTATCTTTAAGACCTGAAACAACAATAGGGATATATAAAATGGCAAAATTATTAATGAATCCACATAATCAGATTAGTTACAAGCCTCCATTATGTTTATGGCAAGCAGGAAAAAGTTTTAGAAACGAACAAGATAAGACTTTTAAACATATGAGATTAAAAGAATTCTATCAGTTAGAGTTTGAGTTGTTTTATACTAAAGATACAAAAGCAGACTATCCAGAGTTATTATATCCTATAGTATTAGATATATTAGAAAAAGAATTACAATCACCTCTCAAGTTTGAAAAAAGTGAGAGATTGCCAAAGTATTCAACAAAAACAATGGATATAGTACTAGAACATAATAATATGGAATTATGTTCAATGAGTAATAGAACAGATTTTGATGATGATAATTTAAAAGTATTTGAAATTTCAATTGGATTAGATAGACTTATATATAATAGAATGGGGTTTTAATATGAAAAAAATACCTACATTATTTAAAAGAGATATTAAAACACATTTAGTTTATGATGAAATTGTAGAAGGTACAGAATGGGTTGGACAAGGCAAAGGATATTCTACTATTAAGTTTGATGGCACAGCATGTATGATAAAAAATGGAGTATTATATAAACGATTAACAGTAAAAAATGGCGATAAGCCTCCATTTAATGCAATACTATGTCAAGATACTTATATAGGTCAATTGCCATGTTGGGTATTAGTAACTGATAGTAAAGAAGATCAATGGCATAGAGAGGCATTTGATAAGTTAGAAGTTTCATCTTATAATAAAAAACATCATAAAGACTTAATGTTTACTTATGAATTAGTAGGCCCTAAAATTAATGGCAACAAACTAAAATTGCGTTCTCACGATTTATTTCCACATGGACATAATGTTTTGCTACATGTTCCAAGAGATTTTAAAGGATTACAAGAATGGTTAAGTTTAAATATGTGGCTAGAAGGGATTGTATTTTATAATGATAAAGATAATAAAAGAAAAATGGTAAAAATAAAAAGAAGAGACTTCGGGTTAAAATGGTAATAATATGACAGATTTAGAGCTATTAAAAGAAACATTTGATAAAATTGGGCAAAGGTACGAAGAGACTACACATATTCTGAATAATAATAAAAAGTATATTTTTTTATATACAGGTAGTCCTTCTTATTTTGATTTGCCTTTTTATTCTAAAGATAGAAACAAAACGACTATCAGGTTTGATTTTTATAAAAATAAATTGATAAATAATATAATAACAAGAAAATTATCTTGATTAGCAGTAAAAAATTATGAAGAGGTATTATATGAAAAAAGAAACTAAATTATTCGTAACATCAGATATTAATATAAAAAAACCTATTATAGATAAGTGTGATAAACCATCTAAAATAGAAGGCTTAAGAAATAAATTAAGAATGACAGTCCAATATTTTGTTTATGAAAATCAACAGTTACAAACAGCAAATGAAATTTTAGAAAAAAGAATACAAAAAATAGAAATTATTATAGATAGAAGAAAAAGAACTAGTAAAAATAAAACACAAAAAGTAGGCTAAGACATGAAGAATAGTATGTTGAATGGTTTTAAAAAAGGCTTTCCAAATGAGATAGAATTACAACGTTCCCATAGGAATTTTTCTTATGACAATAATAAAAATGGGAAAGAAAGGATTAGAGCTTATGGAGGACTATATAAAACTACAGTTATTGGAGAAGGGGAACATTCAAGATATAGACAGAGATTAAATCCTATAGTTTTAACATTAGATTTAGAAGATAAAAATATTACATTTTCTGAAGATGTAGCAGAAATTATAATATTGATAAGAGAAGAATATGGCAAATAATGAGAATTTAAAACCTTTTACAAAAAATAACAGTGAGAGAACCAAGAGAATGGCTAGCAAAGCAGGAAAAAGGAGCGGAGAGGTAAGAAGAGCGAAAAAAGCATTCAAAGAACTAGCACAAGTGATGCTAGATACCGTCCCAGATCAAAAATCAATAGCCAGTGTTAAAAAGCTATTTCCACAGTTAGATGAAGGAGAAATTAATGCTAAAGTACTCCTATTAGCCAAACAATATGAAAAAGCAGTAAAACAAGGAGATACAAGAGCCTTTGAAGCATTAAGAGACACAGCAGGCGAGAAGCCAATAGATAAAACAGAAGTAAAAAGCGACGGGGTTAATTTTAATGTTTTTTCTGATGCTATGAAAGAAATCACTACAAAAGAGTTACAAGACTATGTAAAAAAACTAGAGAAAAAGACAAAAAAGAAATAGTCTTTAGGAGTAAAAATTATAATGAATTTATTTACAAGATTGTTTAAACCTAAGGAGACAAAAAACTTCCCATTAAATGTTTTAGGATCTAATCAAACATATTACTATGAAACAGGTAATGCTATACTTCCGAATACAGCATTAAAATATTATAATTGTATATCAGCTATTAGTACTGGGATTGATTTAATAGCTGAAGAAATAGAAAATATTCATCCTGTAATTTTTGATAAACAAGAAAAAAAATTCCTTGATGATAAGGAATCTGCTAATGACCCTATTTTAAAACTTTTAAACTTTCCAAATAGTGATGTGACTAGGAGTGAATTTTTTGGGCAAATAGCACGTTATTTTGGAATAACAGGCAATGTTTTTATAGGTGCAACAGGGAATATAAACAAGCCTCCTTTAGAACTATTAAATATTAATCCTATATTAATAAGAATAGAAAAATCATCAGTTGATACTTTTCCAGAAAAATATATTTTTACTCCAGACACAACTAAAAATTTTGTTTTTATGAGAGAGGAAAAAAATGGTAGATTAATATTTATCAGTAATAATGAACAACAGCAATTATGGCATATAAGAGGATTTAATACCTCTACTGGACAAAGTGGACTATGGGCAAGACCTAAACTTAATGCAATATTTTTAGAGATTGAGCAATTTAATAATGCAAACATACATAATTTAAGTTTTTTAGAAAAAGGAATGCGTCCTTCTGCAGTAATAACAAGCGAAACAGACTTTACACAAGATCAAAGAGACTCTATAAGAGAACAATTTATTGGCAGTCATTCAGGTGCTGATAATGCAGGCGCTTTATTTTTTTTAGATGGTGGTAAATTTAATGTAGCACAATTGTCTCAAAATATGAAAGATATGGATTTTCGAGGCTTGCGAGCAGATATGAAAATAGATATTTTTAATAGATTAAAAGTACCGTTGCCTCTTGTAACAACAGAGAATCAAAAATTTGATAATATGAGAGAGGCTAAATTAAGTCTATATGATAATGCTGTGCTTCCTTTATTGAATAAGATATTACATGAATTAACATTATTTTTATTCCCTAGATTTAATAGAGATATTAACCGTTTTACATTAGCTTTTGATCCAAATGATATACAAGTATTAAGAGAAAGAATACGTATATCTAATAATGAAATGAAAGATATTTTAACCAAAAATGAACTACGCAACCTTGAAAATTTTGATGATCAAGAAGGCGGAGATATTTTATACCAGCCTGCTAATTTAGTGCCATTAGGATCAAATCCACTTCTACAAGCCTCACCAATAACCCCAGCAGACAAAGAAAAAAGAATCAATAATCTATTAAGAGATCAAACATTAGAGACAGGCGAGCGAGTTTATCCTGACATGGCTATAAAAAAGATATAGACTCTTATAATAATTAAGGAGATAATATGTCAAAAATATTTGAAATTCCACATAGAAATGATAATTTATTAGGTAGCAAAATGGTTTGTGTGCATAGACCTGAGACTTATGAAGAATGGCAAGAAGAAATAGATCCAACTGAAAATATCCCGCTTGATCCTCCTATAGAAAAGACTACAAAACTATTAACAAAGACAATAGAATGCAAAGCGGACGTAATACAATTAGATAAAGTACAATATTATTCTAATATACTTTATTTCGCAAAAATAGGGGATATAGAGATTTTGTCTGAAACACGTACTTGTCAAGGAAATTCAACTGCAGAATTTGAGACTTATTCCTATACTAAAGATTTTAGATGTTATTTAAGACATCATCAAATTGTAGAATTTGAAATAGAGGTAAAAGATAGAGCTAAAATATACAAAGGGATGAGAGTTATATTTATTTTATTGGAAACTCCTAAAAATATGAAGTTTATAGGGATGTTTGAAGAAGAGTATAACCCTTATGAAAAATATCAGATGATACGATTAGAATTTGATTATAAATGTTTGGATGTAAAGTATATAGAGGTATAATCATGGAACCAGTATGTATAATTATTTTAGTGTCGGTAGTTTTATATTTTGTGAAATAGACTTAATAATTTTAAAAAAAGAATTTAAAAGGATGGGATAGAATGCACCATAAATATATTGGGATTAAGTATATGTTAGAATTTAAAGAAGTTGTGGATATAGAAGTGTATGACAATCCAATGTTTTTAGGTGATCGTGTTTTTGTGTATTGTGTAAGTAAAAAGGATGGTACAGGTTTAGTTGTGTCTAAAGATTATATTTTCGATACTATTGAGGAATGTTGGGCAGCAAGATTTGCAGTAAAAAAGTGGATGGAAGGGATTATTAACACGAAGAGTAATATCGGCGGTGTCTTTCCACTTTCTGATAGTATTGAAACATTGAAAGAAACAGCAAGAGGGTTGAAAAGTATAAAGTAGGATGACCGTGAATAGAGAAGATAGAGATAGAAAAATATCAAGAATAGCTAAAAGGTAGAGCTTGTAATGTAGGGCATCTTGATAATATATGGGGCATGGTTTCTATGGGTTACATAATATTCATATGTGTAAAATATAATAAATGAGGAGTTATGATATGACATATATATTTTTAGTTTGTATAGTAGTATTTGTAGGAGCTTTATTTGGACTCATCATTACGTTCTTTTTAAAGATATTAGCGAAAATAATAATGATAGAAAATTATATTAGTAGCATAAAAGTTACGATATTTTTGATGCAAGATCAACATGAGTATATAGATAATAGTTTGATAGCAATAAATGAAAAATTAGGCTTGGAAGATAAAGACTTAGGAACTAAAGGCCTTGAATCTATACTCAAATCAGTAGAGGATGCAGGGGAGTAATATGTTACATACTTTTTATCATTGGACTGAACATTTTATAGTTATCAGTGGAATGATAGGACTAGTTATTTCTGGCATTGTATTACTAGTATTATTAATAATGTTTATTAGAGATTGTATAGATGCTTATTGATAGTAATGGGGTGAAATGATGGAGTTATTAATAGTGTGTTTGTTAATATATATAGTAATATTGCATGGGACAATTATTTTAATGGTGAATAAGTGTTCTATAAGGTTTGAGGAGATAGAAAGGGATAATCTTAAAATAATGGAGTATATTTTAAAACAAGAGAGTAAGTAATGGATAACTTGTATTGCGGTGATTGTTTGGATGTTATGAAGGGTATGCCTGATAATAGTGTAGATAGTATAGTGACTGATCCACCTTATGGAATTTCGTTTATGAATCAAAAATGGGATTACGATGTGCCTAAAGTAGAGATATGGAAAGAAGCATTAAGAATACTCAAGCCAGGAGGGCATCTATTATGCTTTGCAGGCACACGTACACAGCATAGGATGGCTTGTAATATAGAAGATGCTGGGTTTGAGATAAGAGATACAATCGCTTATGTGTACGGAAGTGGATTTCCAAAAAGTTTAAATGTGAGTAAGAAAATAGATCAAATGGTAGGAATAGAAAATAAAGTATTAGCAACTAAATTAATGTATGGAGAAGCTACTAGTTGTATCCCTAAAAATATTAGATGTGATATTTGTAATAAGCCTTTATTTAGTGGTAACCCTTGTAAATGTGATAGAAGTTATAAACCATTAACAGAAGAGGCAAAGCGATGGAGTGGATTTGGATCTGGCCTTAAACCAGCAATGGAACCCATCACTTTAGCACGTAAGCCATTGAGTGAGCCAAACATAGCGAGTAATGTGTTGAAACATGGGACAGGAGCTATGAATATTGACGGATGCCGTATAGAAATAGATAAAAATGATTCAAATCAACGTCCAAATGGTTCAATATCTATAAAAGATACAACTACACAAAGCATGTTTGGAGTAGGTGGGCGAAATCCTGAAATTGATGCTAATACTTTAGATATGACAAAAGGCAGATGGCCTGCAAATTTTATTCACGATGGAAGCGAAGAGGTAGAGGCCTTGTTTCCTGATACTAAAAGTAGCCATAGAAATAATGTTGCAAGACATAATGGATATAATGCTTCAAGTTATGATTTGAAAAATAAAGGGATGATAAATTATTGTGGAATATGGGGAGATAAAGGCGGATCAGCCTCCCGATTTTTCTACTGTGCGAAGGCATCAAAGGAGGATAGAGGAGAAAATAACAATCATCCGACCGTAAAGCCTCTTTCTCTCATGAAATATCTGGTCAGACTGATCACCCCACCAGATGGAACATGCATTGATCTATTCATGGGAAGTGGAAGCACTGGCAAGGCATGTGCATATGAGGGGGTTAAGTTTATAGGGATTGATTTAAATCCTGAATACGTAGCGATAGCACAGGCAAGAATAGAATATGCATTACAAGAAAAAGAAGACTCGGAAAGGCAGCTGGAGTTGTTTTAAAAATGAGGTGTAAGTATGATGAATAGGATGCCTATACAGGAACGTATGAGGATAGTAAATAAAACTAGACATATTTCTATTTATTCTATACTTGAAATGTTTATTAATTGTTTAGACAATAGATATAATTGTTCTATAATAAATACACTATCAGTATTAGATGTTAAGGATAAGTCATTGTATTTACATATAACTGCGATGAAAAATAGTAAAATACAGAATATCAAAGCAAATATAACTATCAATTAAAATATTAAGGATAAAGACAATGAAAAAATATAAAAGTAAAAAAAAGATATATCCATTTCTTAGACACCCAACAGACACAGGACTTAGGATGCCTGTAGAGTTAAAAAAAATTATAATAAATACTCTCAACTCAAAGGAGGGGATTGAAATCAGAAAATATCGGAAAATAGAGGGGAAATAGAGGGGAAATAGACAATGAAGAGAGTGGATAAATATGGCAATAGTAACTAATCCTACAAAAAGTAACCTGCAAGAACAGCTAGATGCTGATATTGCATTAAAAAATAAGTTAGCAATCCCATTTAAAAGAGATATTAAATCTTTTTTGAGGCGTGTTAATAATGATTTTGATACACAATATACCTCATCAGGTACAGTTATTAATGTAACCAGAAGATATACTAATGATTTGATTGCAATACTTAGTAATAACTATAGAAGGATCACTAAAAAATTTAAGTTTAATATACGAGAAACATTTGACTCTAAAGAGATAGAAATAGACAGTACAAAACAAGTCTCAAGAGAAGTAGATGCTAAAATTAATAATGAAATTAATGAGTATATTAATGAAATATCTAATAGCAAAGCATCTTTTATACTCACTACTACACAGAATGAAATTAATAATCATTTAAAGCTATCTATTCAAACATTAAGTGATGAAGGCAAAGATTTAACCAATGAAGCTATAGCAGATGAAACAAGAAAAGCATTGAATAAAAGAGCTGAAGGAAGAGCTGCTATTATCTCTATAGAAGAGACACAACAAGCTGCTGAAACTAGCAAAGATATTGAACAGAAGACATTGGTTAGAGAGGATGTAGTATTAGAGGGTATTGTATTAGCCACTTCTTTGATTGATATTTGGATACCTTTTTTAGATGAGCACACAAGGCCATCACATGTACAAGCTAATGGCCAAGAAAAAACAACCTTTCAAACATTTACTGTAGGCGGAGCCTCTTTACGCTTTCCTGGCGATCCACTGGGTCCATTAAGAGAGATAATGGGTTGTAGATGTTCTAAAATTACAATTATAAGGGGATAATATGTTACATTTAGCTGCTATTTTAGAAATATTAAAAATTGCATTATTAGTTATGTTTTTTATGTTATTATCCGTTGCTATAATAAACAATATAACAAAATTGGTAAAAAAATATTTATATAAAAGGAATAATAATCCAAAAATAGAAATACTACAAGTGATTGCGAAATGGTTATATCTTATAGAAGATAGAAGTAATCAATTAATGTATGATAAAAAAATGACAGAAAAATATAGGGGAATAATAAAAAAAGAATATAACAAGCTTTTAAAAAATAGTTTTTTATTAAACAGTACAAATCATGATTTAATGCTAAGTATAGTATATGATTATAGATATTCAGCTACTATATTATATTTTTCTTCGATCGTTAGTGATGATTATGATAAATTAGATAAATGGTATAAATATGGTGGTCAGAATAAAATTATATCACGGTTTGAGTACCGTAAAGAAAAAAATATTATGTTTGATAGATTTTGTATAGAAAAAGAGAAAATAGTAGCTTATTTAAAATAAGGATATGAAATGTATAGTAATAAATTAGAAAATAAAATCAGAGATAAAATTATAATTGATGTGTATAAAGAGTTAAAAAAAAACAGAGCGAATACTAAATACCCTGAAAATTTTGACTTTGAGAAAGCATTAACAGAAATTTTTAACAATAAGACACAATCATATTCTAGTATTACTTCTAGTGATATAATAGAAAAATGTAGAATAAATCCAGACACAAGAATGTTAGAGATAAAATGGAAACCTAAAGCAAAGGAAGAGTTAATCAAATTAGGAGCAGATAAAAATATAAAATTACCATTTGAAAGGAGTAAATCAAAAAAAAATCGTAAGGTGATTATAGGACATGCAACATTTGCAATAAAAAAATAAAATAGATTTTTACTTGTAAATATAATATAATATGCTATACCTTAAAAATGTGGAGGAACAATAATAGATTGTTAACAAACAGAGACAAAGAATTTTTACAAGAAATATGTAATTTGATAACATTAAATTATAGTGCATTTTTGCTAGATAAACAGACAGGGAACTATAATATAAGAATCAATTTTTCTCAGGGTGAATGTGTTAATTTTAAAGAATATTCAGAAAAAACAATGAAAAAAGAGGAATAAAAAAAAATAATTTATAATTAAAATTAATCTTTTGGGTGACTATAGTATATATAAACCTAGTTTGTACATGTAACAGTGTATAGGCTAGGTTTTTTTTATTTTAGGAGCCATTATGCCAGAAGTAAGAACAAACAATCATAATAAATCATATAGTAATAAAACAGTCTCATTCAATGTTAAACAAGTCAAAGAAGATCAGGATGACAAAGGCAAGTTTGCATTTTTTGAAGGCTTTGCTTCTACATTTGGAAATGCAGATTTAGATAATGATGTTATTTTACCTGGTGCATTTCAAGATACTATAAATTTAGGTAGACAGATTGCTTTATTATGGAGTCATCAATCAAGCGAAACTATAGGACAGATATTATCTTTACATGAAGAAGATAAAGGATTGAAGGTTAATGGGCGTATTAATTTAGGAGTACAACGTGGACGGGAAGCTTTAGCACTTTTAAAAGCTGGCGACATACATTCTATGTCTATAGGATTTAATTTTCTTCTGGAAAATACTACCTTTGTCAAAGGTGTTATGAAAATAGAAAAATTAGATTTGTTTGAGGTGTCTTTAGTAGCGATTCCAGCTAATCCACAAGCTAAAATTGATCTAAACAGTGTTAAAAATTTAATTCCTTTTCAGAATTTACCTGTAGCAGATAGAGATACAGAATGGGATGAAGAAGAAGCACTTCAACGTATTAAAATATTTACTCAATCAGAAGAAACCCCAAGCATTAATTATAGGAATGCTTTTTTATGGTTTGATAGCAAAGCATCAGAAAATTTTGATAGTTATAAATTGCTATATACTGATGTGATTGACAATACTTTAACAGTCATTCCAAAAGCTAAATTTAGAATAGCAATGTTGTTGCAAAATAACGAAAGCGATATACCACAAGAACATCAACATATCATCAAAAAAAATCTAACTAAATATTATCAAAAAATGGAGTTAGTCTCTCCATGGGTCCGAGAGAATGGACAATATTTGTTATTAGAAAATATCAATATATCAAAAAGACTTAAAGATTTAGAAAGGATTTTAAAAGAACAAAATTTTAATGGGACGGAATCAAAAGCTTTTATAGCAAAAATAAAACAATTCTCTAGTCAGTCAGAAAATGTCGAGAAGGCAAAGCGTGAAGCGTATCATGAAGGATTAAAAGAATTATTTAGAAATACACAAGAAACTATAAATTATTTTAAAAATGGAGTGTAAAATGACTGAAAAAGAATTATTACAAGAAACAAATGAGGCAATTAAGGCAATAAGAGAAGTATCAGAAAAAAAAGATAAAACAAACCAAGATATTATAAAAAATGCGACTGACAAATTAAATAAACTAGAAGATTTTAATCAAGAGTTAGTAAAAGTACAAGCAGAAAAAGACAAGAAGTATGAAGAATTACAAGAGAATATTAAAAGTATAGAGACAAAGTTTTCAAGGTTTCCATCTGGGACAGATGGTAGTGAAAAATCAGCTGCAATGAAGGCTTTTGATAAATATATTAGAATAAAAAGCACAGAATTTGCAATGGATAGTGAAAGTATCAAAGCGTTACGATTAGATGGTAGAAAATATTTAAGAACAGATATTGATCCTCAAGGTGGTTATTTAGCACCAAATGAATTTTTGATAGAACTTCTTAAAAATATTACTGAAATATCTAACATTAGACAAGTAGCAACTGTGAAACAAACAACAAGAGGGGCTATTGAAATACCTAGAAGGATTAATTTAGTTGGCGCTGATTGGGTAGGAGAAGGTGCAATTGTACCAGAATCTCAGTCTAGTTATGGTTTAGAGACAATTAATCTTAGAAAAATAGGTGCGCAAAGTATTATCACACATGAAATGTTGAATGATGCTGTTTTTAATATGGATCAAGAAATAACCAGTGATATTACAGAAAGATTCGCACAAACAGAAGGTTTAGCTTTTGTACAAGGTGCAGGGGTCAATCGTCCAGAAGGATTTCTAGTTAATCCTGATATTGGAATAGTTGAAACGATTGCTGGTGGTGAATTAACTGCGGATAGTTTAATAGAGATTACTGGAGAATTAAAAACAGGATATAACCCTGTGTATCTTTTAAATAGAAGAACACTTGCAACAATTAGAGCTTTTAAAGGTGGCGATGGGCATTTTTTATGGCAACCGGGTCTTGCTGCAGGATTACCTAATCAAATCAATGGGCATCCTTATGTAGAAGTCATTGATATGGATAATATTGCTGCTAATGCGTTTCCTGTTGCTTTTGGAGATTTTAAACGTGGATATACTATTGTTGATGGGATGTCTATGTTAGTTATAAGAGATGATGTTACACAAGCAGGACAAGGTAAAGTTGTGTTTACATTTTTAAAAATGGTTGGTGGTAAAGTCACACTTCCTGAAGCAATATTGAAAATAAAAATTATTGCATAATAATTAAAAAAAAGATGTAGCGAGCTAATCACTCGTTACATCTGATTATAGGAGTATAAAATGGCAACTAGAGACTCAAAAAGTGGACTAAAGGCAGAAGCAGGACATAATTTTTCTACACATGGAGGAGGTGGCGATACGATTGCTAATGGCGAAATTTTAGATGTGTTAGGCTTTGAAAGTCTTGTTTTTATTTTATGGACAGCTGCAGTAGGTGCTAATACTTCTGTCCAAATATTATTAGAAGATAGCGATACAGGAAGTTTTTCTGGTGAAGAAGAAGAAGTATCAGATGATTTTTTGATAGGTACAGAAGCCGATACTTTTATAGATACAGCAAATACAATAACTATTCTTGGTTATGTAGGTAAAAAACAGTTTGTTAGAGCAAGTTTGAATGTTTTATCAGGTGGTAATACTATAGACACAGGCATACTAGCATCATTTAGAAATGCGATTGTACAGCCTGTAAGTTAGGGGGGGAAGAAATGGCAAAGAAAGATTTAAAGAATGGAATTGAGCAAAGATATGCAAAAACATTTGTAACAATAACATCTACTGTACCTGTGGTGGGGCTTGTAATAGATATGTCAGGCTTTGAAAGTCTTGTTTTTATTCTAATGACAATAAGTCACGCACAAGGAAATGTGACTCTTCTTATAGAAGATGCTGACAATTTTGACTTTGATGTTAATGTAGCAGAAGTATCAGATGATTTTTTAATAGGCACAGAAGCCGAGACTACATTAGATACACTTTCGGCAACTTCTAGTATCGGATATGCAGGTAAAAAACGATTTATAAGAGCAAGTCTTGTAGCAGCTAATACTCCTATTTTAGAAGCAGGTGCGATAGCTATTCTGAGCAATGCACTTTCTCAACCTGTACAATCTCAAACTTAAAATGTTCATATAATAAAGGAATATTTAAAAATATAAAAAAATATAAGGAGGAATTATGGCAGGAGAAAATGTAAAAAATTTTTTTGAACAACCGGGAAAGGATGGTGATAATAAATTTATTATGAAAGGATCATCAGCTACTGGTAGTGGTGTTAGTTTAAAAACTATAATGTTACATGGACGAATACCAGATGCTACATCTACAGATGGTACTCTAGAAAAAACTGATGCTATTCCAATCCCATTTAATGGCACAATAATTTCGATACAAGCAGCTTTAAGAAAATTTCCACAAGGTTCTCAAATAATTCTTTTATCAAACATAGATTCTGAGGCAATTACTGATGGGGAAATTACTTTTAATGCTGGAACAGGACCACGTACAAAAGAAGTTTTTCCAACAGATAACAATACAGTCGTAGCAGGCGATAATTTTAATATTACTTTCGGTCAAAGTAATACTAACCCTCAAAGTGTAACGTCTTTAGCACAAGAACAAATTAGTGGTGTTAATACTGGGATTGCAAAAGCACAGGTCGCCTCACATGGTTTTGCTACTGGGGATATAGTAGAAATTTTAGGAGCAAATGAATCAGGTTTTAATGGATTCCATAGAATTACAATATTGGATAACACTAATTTTGTATTTCTTGTATCTCCAGATGTACAAACAACAGCTTCAGGGACAATAAATGCATTAAAATCACCTATAATTCCAATAAATTATAGTGTAGTCATTGAGTTAGATTAACTATAAGAAGGCAGAATGGCAATTTTAGGACATGCTTTTTCTAATCCTACTCTTAATGAGATTGATGTTCTTCCAGAAGAATAATAATAAAAAAGGCAATTAAAATGAAGATAAAATTTTTAAAAAATTCAAAATGGAAAATTTATAATGAAATTATGTCATTTAAAAAAGGTGAATATGCTGAGATACCTGATAAAACAGCACAAGAAATGATTACTAAAAAATATGGGTTTCTTTATGAAGAGATAAAAGAAAAAAAAGAACAAGTATTTAAAAATGAGATAAATGCAGGCGATAAGAAAAAGGAAGAGGCAAAACGTAAGAAGAAGGAAACACAAAAAAATAAAAATAAACAAAAGAAAGAATCAATTCATATAGCTAAAAATAAACATGAAATAGAAAAGGAATAATTGTGGGACATTATGGCAATGTTTTTCTCAGTCCTAGATATGAATTAATTGTACCTAATACTAACCTTGCTGTTACTTTAGAAGATATTAAAGCATGGTTAAAAGTAGATACTGATACTGATGATGCTTTGATTACAAGTTTAATCAAAGCTGCAACATTAGAAATAGAGCGATATATTAGAAGAGAATTATTAACAAAGACATTTAAATTATATTTGGATACATTCCCTTCACAATCTATATTTTTTAATCTTTTTAGAAGTAGTGATAATCCAATACTAGTAAAAAGAAGCCGATTAACAGATATAGCAAGTATTGAATTTTTTAGTGATTCTGTTTTAACTGTTTTTGATGACACATTATATGATTTTACTATAGATGATCAATATTCTAGCATTTTTTTGATAGATATAAATACTATATGGCCTATTACTGATATAAGAAAACAATCTGTACAGATTACATTTGATGCTGGATATGGGATTGATAATACTTTTGTACCAGAAGATTTAAAACAAGCGCTTAAAATGTTAGTTGCATTTTTATATGAAAATAGAGGTGATTGTAATACAACAATGTCACTAGGTGGAACATCTAATATAACAGAAGGGAGCATGTTGAGTGGTATAAAAGCTATTTTAAATTTGTATAAAATTGAGGAAGTACAGTAATGCCAGTATGTAAAAAAATAAAATCAATCAAAAGGCAGATTTGTATTGGTGATTTAAAGGATAGAATAGAATTATCTATACGTAGTCAAGTGAGTAAAAATGATGGCAAGATAAAGTCTATAATGGATTTCACATCTTTGGCAACTGTATGGGCAAAAGTAACAACAACAAGAGGTAGCCAATTATTTGATGGTGTAGAAATATCTGACCCTTTTACACATCAAATAGAAATTAGATTTAGAGATGATATTGATGCTGAAAAATGGATAGATTTTAAAGATAATAGATATGATATTGTAGATGTCCAAGATTATGACGAACGGAATGAATTTTTATTATTGTTATGTAAAAAGAAAGGGGATCAAACAAAAGAGGCTAATTTTGCATGATCAAAATAGATTTAAGCAGTCAAAAGAAGTTAAGAGCTTTACAACTAGTAGGACATACAGCAAGAAAAGGAGCAGAGAAAGGCTGGTGGTATGTAGGGCGCTTTGCAACTAAAATAGCAGCTCAAGAAATACGAGACAAGACAAAAAAAACAGGACGTTTTTATATATTTAAAGGGAAACGTATCAGGGCATCTGCTCCAGGAGAATATCCTGCAAAAAGAACTGGTGATTTAGCAAGGAGTTTAGGCTGGGATGTTAAAAATTATCAAGAAATGCAGACAATCTCAAGATTAGATGCAGAATATCCTAAAACTTTAGAATTAGGAAGTCCAAGAGTAGCCAGAAGATCATATTTAGCACGTACAGCTAGAGATAATGTAACAGAGATAAAAAATATTTTGAGTAATGAAATTGAAAAGGAAGTTAAAAGAGGATGAAAGCACAAGTAATTAATGATCAATTATTAAATGAGCTTCCATTATATACTAGTCTTTTTCATGATACATTGGCTATAGCAAGTATGAGTATTGATACATTAGAAGTCACTGTTGTCACTACAACAGATCACGGACTAATTACAGGAGATATAGCTCATATACAAGGGGTAAAAGAGAAAAATTTATTGAGTAGTTTGACTTCATCAAATGGAGTTGCAACAGGGATAACCACTATTCGTACTGATTTATCACAGGATTTTCAAAGTAGAATTGGTGATGGGACTATCAATATCACTGGGGCAGATCAAAGCGAATATAATGGCAACGTATCAATAATAGATGTAGTTGATAACTTTACTTTTACATATGAAATTGAAGGCACGCCTGCACCAACTGCAACAGGGACTATTTTTTTAAATGAATTGAAGAGTTTTAGTTATAACGGATTGTTTCAAATTACAAGAATAGATGATACTACATTTACTTATACAGTACAAAAAGAGTTATTAGAGCCAGATATATCATCAGGGATAATACATATTTCCCCTAGAATTTTTGTAACTGTCAATATTACCAAAGTTTTAGAGGAATATACAGAGAAGGCAGTAGATAAATTCGCATTGTTTATTGTATTAGGAGAGACAAGAGCCAATAGGAATAGAGCCAATATAAATGATGCATCAGATAGCATACAAACAGGAGATGATTTTAGACAGCAATTAATTGGTACATTTACATGTTATATCATAGCGCCTACAACAAAAGAGATAGGAGCAGAATTGACAAGGGATATAATGGAAGATGTACGCTTTTTTTTATTTAATACCTTATTACGTAAACCATTACAAACAGGAACATCTGCTGGGAATTCTGGAAAGTTAAAAGATGGTATTACCTATATTAGCGATGATATTGAAAATTATGTTAATGCTTATTATGTTCATAGATTTGATTTTGAAACTGTTTATGAGATTACAACGGATGATGCTATCAAAATACCTGATAGTTCAGCATTGTTAAATATAAAAGCACAGTATCTCAATAGTTTTAATGTGATTATTAAAGAGGATATTATTATAGGTGAATTTCCATAGAAAATAAAGGATAACAATCATGATTTTTTATAATAAAAATCAGTAAAAACGGAGGATATAAAAATGAGTCAAAATATACATTTCCCAGATATTACAATAAATAAGTTAGCTGCTGATTTAACAGTAGGGAATACACCACAAAAAGTATTGTTTGTAGGACAACGAGGGCTTGCTGGAACAGCTCCTAGTGGTGAATTAATAACGGAGATACCTAATGATAATAGTTGGGATACATTATTCGGATTAAGATCAACTCTTGCAGCAAGTATAAGAGCATTTAGACAGATTAATACTGAAACTAGGGTTGATGTTATCCCATTTATTAGAGATGGTAGTGGAGTTGCAGCATCAAGTATTATAACTTTTGTTGTTGATGGTGGAAGTGCTACAACAGCAGGTATAATTGATATAGTTATATCCTCAAGTATTAGACATGACTTAAAAATAGCAGTTGAAGTGGGTGATACTGCAACTATACTTGGGAATAAGTTAGTACTAGCTACTGTTGATGATGATAATATTGAAATTGTTTTAGATACAAATATTGCTGGTGTAGTAACATTTAATTCAAGTTCTGCTGGTACGATAGGGAATAATCTACCTATATGTATCATAAGTGTCGTAGATGGTGTAACAGTTACTATCACTGCATTTTCTGGAGGTGTTATTGATCCTGATGTAACAGATGTTTTTGATGTAATAGGTGATACGAGATACCAAACTATAGTATGGCCAGGGACTTGGGATACTACTGAATTAACTACTTTATTAGATAGTAGATTCAATGCAGATGGTCAGATATTAGATGGTGCGGGGATACTTTCAATAACTGAAGATTTTGCAGATTCTGAAACATTTGTAGAAGGATTTAATGATCAAAGTATTTGGGTAGAAATTAATAAATTAGAAGACACAACTATCTGTAAAGGTGGCGCTATGCTTGAAACAAAATGGGTAAGAAGTGCACAGTTTGCAGCAGTACGTTCTTTGCGTTTGACTTCAGGAGCTAATATTACCAATCTAACTGTTACAAATGCTCCAAAAGATCAGGTAGGAGGACCTAGTATTGCAACATTGCCATATGCTAACACTCCTTTTCCTAATCTTCCTGTTATTGCAACAGGATTGGGGTTTATACAAAGTGAAATCAAACAATTAAGAACAGCAGGTGGATTTGTTTATGGAAATAATTTGAATAATACAGGTGTTATATTAGGCGAAGTTGTATCTACTTATAAAACTGATGCTGTTGGCAATCCTGATCTTAGTTTTAAGTTTGGTAATTTTGTAGATACTATCAGTAATGTAGCTGAATACTTTTTTAATAATTTAAGAAGTGATTTTAAATCTTCAAGGCTAACATTAGGCGATTTAAAAGATGGGTTTTCTATGGAAAATAAAAAGAGTTTAACAGCCCAAATTATTAGATATTATCAAGATTTAACGGGTCCAGTATTTTTATTGTTACAAGATGGAGAGGATGCACGTAAATTTTTTGTAAAAAATTTAAAGCTTGATGTTGATTTATTAACTGGAACTGTTACATTTTCTGCAAAAGTACCAATTATTACACAAATAAGAGTAATAACAGGCAATATACAACTTGCTTTTGATATTAATGACCTTGCAATAGCAGCATAAAGGAGGAAATTATGGCACAATTTGTTTTATCAAATCTTGAAGTACAAATAGATAATGTATCATTCAAACCGATTGCTAATTCTATTAAGATTTCAGATGGATTAGGGATACATACTATTACTACTGCTGTCGGGGGGACAACAGCAACACCTGTAATAGGGCTAAATTTAGAGGAAGCATTAGGAATGATCTCATTTGCTTTACCCTCTACACAAGATAATATTGAAAATATGCGAGCGATTAAAGTTATTGCTGGAACGCATGTTGTGAGATTAAGTGATCCTGACACAACTTTTTCTAGGATAATGACTGAAGGGACGGAAACACTAGAAATGGAGATTAATATTGGACATGATGCATCATTCGAAGTCGAATTTAAAGGGAGGCCTTTAACTGGTAGTTAACTATTAATAAGGAGATTGTATGAGTAATAACGAACCTATTACAGAGTTTAGATATGAGCTAAAAGAATTTTTTAAGTATGATTTTGCGGGGGATATTCATGATGCTACCTATATAATAATTGATCCTCCATCTGCTATATTGGCACGTCCGACCTCTGTTTTATTTAATGAATATAATAAA